TCGCTTAGTGCGGGAGTACGCGGCTTATCCTACTACAGAAAGTAGGGGGCCCAGGCTTTCCTCACAAGCCTCTTGGCTGTGCAACCACTCTCATTCTTCGGGTCTAGCACCCACTATTTCTTATCGTCCATAGCGGGCCCGACGGCAGAATCGCGCCTAGCACTCAGACTAGCCGACTCGTACGGCGGGGGAGTGTCGTAAGATGCCGCGATCGTGTCATGAAAGTCCAAGACACGAACGGGCACTGCGACCGACCGCACACCCACCTTCCTTTTTTCTAAAAACGCGCGCCTGACGCGCGCGTCCCACCGTTTCTTCTCATTTGTCAACCACCTCCCCTGCCACTGCGAAGCGGCAAAAGACACGGCTTGAACGCGGCCACAAACGGGTTCATCGCGACGAATAGAGGATAAGGCCAGGAAATACCGAAGTGTATCCCGGTCCTTACTCTCAACCCACTTGAGACTGTACTTCCAGGAAGCACACTCAAAAGCGGAAAGTTGTCGCAACTCATCCGTTGTCTCAGCCTCGGGTATCCACGTAAAGTCATCAGATGATAACGATACGTTATGCCCGATAGGAGCTGCTGGCACGGTAACCTCCTCGTTCGACCAAAGAGCGAGCTTAAAGAGCTTGCCCAGTCTCAACGCTAGCGTCCCTCGGAAGCCTAGTTCATGTAGAGTCAATCTAGTTGACCTCAAAGAACCAATCTTCCTCCGGAACCAGACCATGCCCGCTCGAAAGCGCGTATTACTGGAAACGCCCGCAAGAAACTGTGCGAACTCACGACCAAGAGACGTCACGTACTCTGACTGACGAAGACGACCGAAGCGAAGTGTCGGCACAACCCGAAGGTGGCCACCGACACGACGCAACAACGTACTGTTCAAAGAACCGTACACGTCATCGACACTAGTCTTTGTACGCTCGACCTCAAGACCAAGCCCGCCGACAATCCCCATCCAATGCTGCGACAGAGCCTTCTCCGACTGGAAAAGGATATCGTCGCCGTTGATCAGACAAGGGACTCGAACCGTCTCTTTCCAAGACAAACCAAAGGTCCTTGCGGACCAAAGGAATGCCATCCTATTCTGCAAGCAGAGTAGGGGGAACGAGAGGTAAGAGCCCATCATCTGACCGATGCGAGGCTCGCCAACGTCCACGCGTTCAGTAGGCGGTGACCCGGGAGACTCTGAGACCATGTAGAACAACCATGGCCTGAGAATCCGGACCGCCTGCTGACACACGGACGGAGGCACAACACTAGAAGTGGAGATAAGGGCACTCACGATGACCTCCGCAACCTCGATGGACAGATTGTCCGTCGCGGAAGCGTAGTCACCGGAGGTGAGATGCCCAGAATCGGTGAACCCGGCCTTGAGCAACATCTCGTCCGTCACGTCACCGCGAGCCAACCAACGACTACGACTAAGATGATTGTAAATCGTCTTATGAAGCGGCCGAAGGAGGAGCTCGTCGGCGGAAAACTTCGTCAACGGACGAGGTTTGCCAGCGGACTGGACAAGAATAAGCTCTGCCTCCGGGCGTTCGCGTTCGGGGCGGAAAGGGCCACTAAGCGCTTCATTAAGAAACGCATCGTGGTCAATTCCGCTCCCTAAGCAACCGCCGTTGGCACGGGAATTCTCGATTGTCGAGGAGAGGGGGGGAGAAGTGAGCAGAACCTGTTCTTCGTAGCCTAAGTCCCATCCTTTCGGGAAAAGACGAAGGGTTTGTTGTTGAACGAATCGCAGGTAACCGGCGGGGAGATCGCGCTTGGGTCGCGCGAATCCCTCGACGAGCTTCGCCATTAAGGGCGCCGTCATGCAAACGCAAGACGGTGGTAGACCCTTTTTGATGGACTGCCAGGCCATGACTTCCCTAGGGTCGTCACTCGGGCAGTTCCCAAGAAGCTCCTTCACCGAGGCGGCCACTTCGTGGCACTCGCCGGTGGGTTGGAAGGTGGGGGCGGGACATCCGAAGATGTACCCCCAATCCGCAAGAGCGCGGCGCACGTACTGAGACGTGCGAGCTCGAAA